GGTCTATATAGGTACCTATCCCTCGGTTTTCGTGTCATCTTCAGGATATGCGACAATAAGGTTCCGTTTTCTGGAAAAAACCTGTAAAGTCACAGAAGGAGGCGTGTATGCACAAAAAAGACGCACCGACAATCTCTATTCTCAGCTTCGAGCCCAGCCTTGGCGCGCTGGCGGAGCCCGTTGATCCCCATGCCGGGAAAGCCCCGAACGAGACAATGAAGCCGGTGGTTGAAGCGGCCACGGGTGAGCAGAAGATTGATCTCTGGGACATTCTCGGACACTAGGCGTGGGTCCGTACGACGAGGCGCTCACAGCGGACGGCTTTGACGAGGCGCTCCTGGGATTTGGGCACCAGTTTACCCATGCCGTCGCCATCTATGACCGGTCGAAATGCCTGGATATCCTCATCGCCCGTGACGGCATGACGCCTGAGGAGGCGGAGGAGCATTTTTCCTTCAATGTCGCAGGGGCGTATGTCGGGGATCACACCCCGGTCTTTCTGGAAGTGACGGGATGGCGTGCGCTGGAAGAGACCGCGTATGAGCAGGATGCTATCGCCGACGAGGACCACGCGCGGTGAATACACCGGACGAAGCGTTAAACGCGATTACGGCCCTCCGCGCAGATCGGGAGTCTGGGAAGTTCTTCCAGTATTTTCCGGACTGCACGTCGGGCTGTCGCACGACCTCGTCGCATCCTGAGGATCACGAGGGCATGTGTCGGGTGCTGTACCGGAAGCACATGGCGTTTTTTGCGTCTCGGGACCGGGAGCGTCTGATGATTGCGGCGAACCGGATTGGGAAGACCCAGGCGGGAGCATATGAGACGACGGCGCATCTGACGGGACTGTATCCGTCGTGGTGGGAGGGTCGTCGCTTTGAGCATCCGGTGTCATTCTGGGCGGTGGGGGATACCTCGAAGACGGTGCGGGATATCGGGCAGTTGGAGTTGATGGGACCGATGAACGCGATTGGGTCGGGGTTTATTCCGCGCCATCTGATTGAGCATTTTAGTCGGAAGCCGGGGGTGACGGACGCGATTGAGACGGTATGGGTGAAACATGCCGAGCGGGAGCATGGCGCGCCCTGCCTGTCAGAACTGGGGCTCAAGAGTTATGACCAGCGGCGGGAAGCCTTTCAGGGGACGCGGAAGCACGGGGTCTGGTTGGATGAAGAGCCGCCAGAGGATATCTATGTGGAGTGTCTCCTGCGTACGGCCCAGACCTCGGATTTTGCGGGAGGGATGCTGATGCTGACCTTTACGCCCTTGCAGGGGCTGACGCCGCTGGTGCTGGAATTTTTACCTGGCGGAAAATTGCCGAAGGCGGAGCAGGAGGTTCCCGTCATTGCATAGCGGCGGGGTGCAGGAAGGTACATACCGTAACTTTCGAGGTATATACCTTCCCGGTCTTCTTTGCGACGGCGCGAGAGAAAGACAGACCTGGGGCTGGAGGACACACGTATGGTAGGGCTGACATTTGTGCGTGATTACATAGATGAGACAACGATTGACCGGTCGGACTTACCTCACCCCCTTCTTCAGTATGAGGTTATTCGAGTCGTAGATCGGGAGCTCCACCACACAAGGTGTGAACCGACCGACCGCTTCGAAGAAGACACGGCCACTCTCGAAACACATGACTACAGGCTGCATTGTATCTGCCGGAGAAACGTGACGCCGAGCGCGATGCCAATAGATGCCCGTACGAATGTTCACGCCGGAGACGAGTATCGTATTATTCCCGAAAGCCAACTGGAGGAAGAAATTGCACGGGGTCTCTATTCGCTGGCCTTCGGCTGTTTTGAGGTTTTCCCCGAAAGAGCCTGACGGACCCTAAGGGGATGAATCTGGAACCCGTCACCGAATTGACACGAAACACCGTGTTACAGCACGGAAAATGACAGAAAAAGGACCGGAGGACGCAAATTATGCCAAAAGTGGGAAAGAAAACATATAAGAGTGTCACGGCGGCGAAGTCTGCCGCAAAGAAGACCGGGAAGAAACTCACCTACACCAAGCCAAAGTCAGCTTATTCAAAGTAAGGAGCGTTATGGGATTTGTTGCAATTGGACTGAAGTTGCTCCCCTACATTGTCTCTGCCGTAGAAGCGGTCGAGCGGTTAATCCGGACGAAGGGGGAGGAGAAGGAAAATGCGGCGGTGGGCATGGTTCACGCCATTCTGCAAACGGTGGAAGCGGGGACCGATCGCGACCTCCTCAATGACGAGGACGTGAATCGCGCCACACGCGACGTGATGCGCGCCGTGGTGGCGTTGCAGAATGTGATTAAGAGCAAGAGTGTGTGAAGAAACATATTCGGCTTGGGATTCGCCACGCACAAAAGATACAGCACATTGGGCCATGTCCCGTTTGTCGCGGCACCAGTCGTAAACTAAACGGTGACTGGTGTGATGCGTGTGGCGTTACGGGGCGGTATGATGTGTATGCGAAGCGCAAACTCCAGAAGGAGTAACTAGCGACTATGTCGAAATTCGTGTGCATGGCGGATTGGGACGATGTGCCCCATCTGTCAGAATCGGAAAAAGCTGAACTGATTGAGTCGATTCCTCCGCACCAGCGAGAAGCGCGGACGAAGGGCGTCCCGCAGTTGGGGTCGGGGGCGATTTTTCCGGTACCCGAAACAGACATTCTCATCGACGACTTTGAGCTTCCGGCGCATTACGCGCGTGGCTATGGCCTTGACGTCGGCTGGAACTGCACGGCAGCGGTCTGGGTGGCGCATGATCGGGATACGAACATGCGGTATATCTATGCGGTCCATAAGCGCGGTGAAGCGGAACCGAGTGTCCATGCGGACGCGATTCGCTCACGCGGAGCGTGGATTCCGGGACGGATTGATCCGGCGTCACGCGGACGCAGTCAGGGTGACGGACGACAGCTGATTCAGGACTATGTGGATATGGGCCTCTTTTTAGACGTGGCTCCGAATGCCGTGGAGTCGGGACTCCTGGAGGTCTGGCGGTTGCTCTCGACGGGGCAGCTGAAGGTCTTTGCGTCCTGTAAGACGTGGCTGGAAGAGTTCCGTCTCTACCGGCGGGATCTCAAGGGGCGCGTCGTGAAGCAGAATGATCACTTGATGGATGCGACGCGGTATGCGATTGTGTCTGGGGCGACGTGGCTCACGCAGGAACCGGTCACGCAGGAGAAACCGATGTCGCGCTATATGTTTGGATCCACAGATCCGTCAGGGTGGATGCACTAATGGCCTATCAGACAGGCAGACGACGAATGGGTGGGCTGAATCCCGCCCCGTGGGACGAGGTTCGACAGGGGCAATCGCCTCCGCCGGTGGATAGTCCGTTAAATACGGAACGCTATCAGTCGAGAGCGGACATGCTGCGCGAACGGGGCTTTACCAATCAGGTGCAAAGCACGGGCGATCCGGCGCAGGATGCCGCACAGGTGTCCGAGGCACAGGAAGAGGTCTATCGGGCGTTTCCCATGTTCCGCAATTTTGGGATTCAGGTGAAGGACTTCAGACGCGATGACGCGATGAATCAGTTATTGCAAGAGAATAATAGGTATGGGGGGCTTGAATTTCAGGGGCAATTTGAAACAGGGCCGCCGTGGAAACAGAGAAGCGATGCGGATAAGCGACACGCTGGTCCCTATCGTGAGCGGACAGAGCGCAAAGGGGAGTATGTGCCGACAATTGAGTTATATGGCGCATTGGACAACATAGATCCAGAGACGGGGAGGGCGACGAGTCTAGCGGGGGCGATCTTTGGAGACATGCTGCACCAGTTAAGTAGCAAAGACCCGGACGGGAACTATATTGAAGAGCGGTCTGGAGCGCCACAATTTCAGGCGCTGTTAGAGCAGTTTGACGAGACGATTCGGACCACGCCGTCCAAGTCCGATCCTGAGATCACGCAACTCGAGAAGGAACGCGAGTTGTGGGAGGGACGTAAGTCAGAGGATGAGAAGGGGTCATTTGACGACTATTGGAATTATTCTGGGCGAGATGCGTGGGTGCGTGCGTATTTATCACCTGACGAGCGTGATGAATGGCGGCGTCAGGATCTGTATACCGATGAGCAGATCGGCCTTCTCGATCGAATGCTCTCGCTGTTGAGGGGGCAGGAGTAAGGTATGGGCAATGAAACGCTCCTAGAAGAGCGACAATTGATGGTGGAGTCGGCAGTGATGACGCTGTTGCAGCAGGTGGATCTCCCGATTTTGTTGTCAATGGTCGCGGGAGGCCGGGATCAGTTTGTGGCGCACGCGAAGCGCCATTGGGTTGGACACGGGTTTACCGACGAAGAATTTCGGAACGCCTTTCGGTTGGTTGAAGATCGGGCGGCAGAAGTGATGCCCACGGAGACGCAGTAATGGCAGATCCCACAGGTGGTGGCTATCAGCGCGTTGCGGAAGAAGTCGAAGTTGAGGAAACGGTGGATGCCGACACAGCGCAGCGGGAAACAGTCGATGCGTTTCTACGGCTGGCGCATGAGCGGTTTCGGACGGTCAACGATGCCGAATCGGAACTGCGCGCCAAGATGCTCGAGGACTTAAAGTTCAGGGCGTCCGACCAATGGCCCGATCACATCCGCTCTGATCGAGAGAAAGACAACCGGCCCTGTTTAACGATTAACCGCCTCCCGCAGTTTATTCGGCAGGTCACGAATAATCAGCGGGCGTCTCGCCCAGCGGTGGCGGTCAGTCCCACCGGGGATGACGGCGATCCGGAAATTGCTGAAGTCTTTCAGGGGATCGTGCGTCACATTGAGAATCGCAGTGACGCGGATGTCGCGTATAGCACGGCGGGTGAGCATCAGGTCACGATGGGGCGCGGGTATGTGCGTGTCATCACGGACTACATTGACGATGACCCGACGCGCCTGGATCAGGAGGTCAAGATCGAGCGCGTGCAGAATCCGTTCTCAGTGTACGTGGATCCGTCCTCACAAAAACCGGATGGGGCCGATGCGCGGTATGCCTTTATCGTAGAAGACCTTCCCAAAGAAGAGTATCGCGCCCGATTTCCGGCGTCGCAGATGGCCGCACTCAGCGAATTCACCTCCGCAGGCAACCAGGAGCAGGAGTGGATGCCGGAAGGAAGTATCCGTATCGCGGAATACTTCTATATCGAGGAAGAGCGTGAGCAGATGGCGCTTGTGGAGACCATGGAAGGCGTGCGCGTGCGCGTGCCTCGGTCAGCCCTCCCCACAAATGAAGAGGAGCTCGAATCGTTGACGATTGTGGCCGAACGCGAGGTGGTGCATCGCACGGTCAAGTGGGCGATGATCAATGCGGTGGAAATTCTCGAGGGCGATGACGAGAAAACGGACGGCACGATCTGGCCCGGACGCTATATTCCGATTGTGCCGGTGCTGGGGGACGAAATTAACGTCAATGGCGTGAAAGATTATCGCGGGATCGTGCGTGATTCGCAGGATCCTCAGCGGATGTATAACTATTGGGTCTCGGCGGAGACGGAAATGATTGCACTGGCTCCGCGCGCGCCGTTTGTCGGCGCAGAGGGGCAGTTTGAGGGACATAGCGAAAAGTGGAAGACGGCAAATGTTCGAAATTACCCCTATTTAGAGTACAAGCCGACAAGTTTGAGCGGTCAAATGGTGCCGCCGCCCCAGCGACAAAGCTGGGAGCCCCCGATTCAGGCCATGACCATGGCGATTCGCCAGTCGGACAACGATTTGAAGGCGACCGGCGGCTTTAATGACGCCAGTTTGGGGGTTCGTGGAGCACAGGAGTCCGGTCGCGCCATTCAGAACCGTCAACAGCAGGATGAGATGGCGAATAGTCATTATCTCGACAATCTCGGGCGTGCAGTGCGGCAGGTGGGGCGCATTCTGGTGGATTTGATCCCGAAAATTTACGATACCTCGCGTGTCTTGCGTATTTTGGGCGATGATGACCAGTCACGCAGCGTGATGGTCTTTGCGGGGGAAGAAAATCAACCGCCTCAACAGCCACAACTCCCCCCCGGCGTCGAGGGCATTTATAACTTGGGCGTTGGGCGCTACGACGTCACGGTGTCGGTGGGACCGAGTTTCCAGACGCGCCGTCAGGCGGGACTCGATGCGATGGTGCAGTTTGTGCAGGCGTATCCGAATGCCTTCCCGATGATTGGGGATCTTCTGGCGGACAACATGGATTTTCCTGGCGCGAAACAGCTTGCAGCGCGACTCAAGAAGATGTTGCCAGAGCAATTGCAGGACGAGATAGATCCGTCGCAGATTTCACCAGAAGTACAGCAGCATCTCCAGCAGATGGAGGCGCAGTTGAAACAGGTCATGCAGGCGTATGAACAGGCGCAGCAGACCATTGAAACCGATCGCGTGAAGGAAGGCGCGAAGGTGAAGGTGAAGGAGATGGAGCTTGCGGCGAATGCCGCATCGCAGGAACGTGATACGCAGGCGCGCATTCAGCTGGAGCAGATTCGGCAGCAGGGTGAAAATGCGCGCGCGTTAGCTAAGGTGGAGCAGCAGCGTGCCAGCGAAGTGCTTCAGGCTGAAATTGGCCGCTTAGAGCAGATGATCGGCCAGGATCTCGATGAATCGAATCGGGAACAGGACCGGTATGAGCGGCAACTAGAGCGTCAAGAAGATGCGCAACAGGCGGCAGCGTCGCAACCGGGAGGACCGCCTCCGCAGGGAGGGCCCCCACAGGGGGGGCCGCAAGGGCCGCCTATGGGGCCGCCTATGGGGCCACCGCCTGGGGGCGGATTCCCAGAATAGTATTTACGAGCGAGGCTCTTTTCTGGCAGACTAGGGTGAAAGGATAGCGAGAAGTTATGACTGTGACCATTAGCAGCACGACTGATACGGAAGCGGACGTCCGCGCAGCGGTAGGACATACGGCCACGGAGCCTGACCCTGCACCTGTGCCTGAGGACACTGCGCCCGTTGAAGAAGCGGTGGAGACCGCTCCTGAAGCGGACGCGATCGAGGAGACGCCTGGTGAGGATGAGGCGCCTCCTGAACCCGTTGAAGCTGCTGGTGAATTAGTCGAGAACGATGACGACACGGAACCGGCGGAACCGGCGGTGGCCGCGACAGACGAGCCTGAAGAGGACGTTGACGTTGACGCTGCGCCTGAGGAACCGCCCAAGAAAAAGCGTCGTCGTCGTGGGCGATCCTACAAAGATCGGGCCAGTCAGCTTGCGCGTGAAAAAGCGAGTGAGGTTGCGCGCGCGGATGCGCTGGAAGCTCGGTTGGCTGATATTGAAAGACAGCGACAGGTGGCACCGGTGCCCAACGAGGTGCCTGATCCGAATGTCGGCCCGGTTGAGGTTGCGCCGGATGCAGGGCGTCCGGATCAGTCGCAGTTTGAAACGTATGAGGCATTTCAGGAAGCCCTGGTTGATTGGAAGGTTTCTCAGCGCATTGATGCGCATGAGAGAGAACGTGCAGTACGCATGGAGTCGGATCAGAAACACCAGCGCCAACGGGAGGTCGTCGCTGCGCATGTCGCACGAATCGACGTCTTTCGTGAGACGCATCCAGACTTCGATGCCGTGGTGGAGAAGGCAAAAGATTTGCCGGTCACCGCGCCTATGCATGATGCGGTCCTAAACTCCGAGCATGGAGCGGCAGTAATGTATCACTTGTGCCAGAATCCGGAAGAGTGTGATCGGATTGCACAGATGCATCCACTGTCGGCCATCAAGGAAATTGGACGACTTGAAGCGCGATTGGACGTCGCTCGTTCGACCACTGGCCCGACGCCAAAAGCGGAACCCGTAACTAAAGCACCTCGACCGATCAAGCCGGTGGGGGGAGGTGTGACAGCGTCAACGGTACCGCTGGATCAGATGAACTATCAGGACTACAAGCGTGCGCGAGAGCGAGAAATTGCCCTTGCCCAAGGCTTACCTGACCCGTTTGCGGGAGTTCATCGCTAGGCCAGATGTGCCGTGACGCACTAGCGAAAGCATAGTGCTATGGCAAATACACTGTTAACTATCTCGATGATCACGCGGGAAGCCCTGCGTGTCCTCGAGAACAACCTCACCTTTACCAAAGGTGTGAATCGTCAGTACGATAGTCGATTTGGCGTTGAAGGAGCCAAGATCGGGACCGTGCTGAACGTCAGAAAACCCCCACGGTATGTGGGTCGTACGGGAACCGCGATTTCAATTGAAGACGCGACAGAAACGCAGGTCGCCGTGACGCTTGACACGCAGTTTGGTGTTGACATCACGTTTACCTCGGAAGACCTCGCGTTGAAGATTGACGACTTCAGCAAGCGGTTCATTTCCCCGGCGGTAGCGACGGTGGCGAACAAGATCGATCATGCGGGACTCGCGCTGTATAAGAAGGTGTATAACAGCGTAGGTACCCCCGTGACGGTCCCGAACGCGCTGTTGACCTATCTCCAGGCTGGCGTGAAGTTGGACAACAACGCTGCGCCGATGGACGGACAGCGGTCGATCTGCATTACGCCAATTATGCAGGCGACGATTGTGGACGCGCTGAAGGGTCTCTTTCAGCAGTCGGCTGCGATTGCGTCACAGTATCGGCGTGGACAGATGGGCACGGCGATTGGGCTGGACTGGTTCATGGATCAGAACTGTAATACCCATACGGTGGGTCCGTTGGGTGGGACACCGCTTGTCAACGGCAGCACCTCCAGTGGCGCAACCACGTTGGTCACGGATGGCTGGACGGCATCAGCGGCAGCGCGACTCAAGGAAGGTGACGTGTTCACCATTGCTAATGTGAATTCTGTCAATCCACAGTCGCGGCAGTCTACTGGTTCGTTGCAGCAGTTTGTGGTCACCGCTGATGTAAGCTCGGATGGATCGGGCAACCTGACAGCGGCGATCAGCCCAGCGATCACTAGTTCTGGAGCGTTCCAGACGGTCGATGCGTTGCCAGCGGATAACGCGGCGTTGACGATCGTAGGCACGTCGGCCCAGCAATCGCCACAAGGTCTCCTGCATCACAAAGATGCGTTTACCTTAGCGATGGCTGATCTGCCGTTGCCGCAGGGCACAGACATGGCGGCTCGTGTGAGCGATCCTCAACTGGGGATGTCGATTCGCATGATCCGTGATTACGACATCACGACGGATAAATTTCCATGCCGTCTTGACGTCCTCTTTGGATGGGCTGCACTGCGTCCAGAGTTGGCGTGTCGTATTCAGTCCTAACCAGTCGGTTAGTAGAGAACTAACCGGGAGGGGAGTTCGCTCCCCTCTCGGTCTCTTTTTTACACGGGAAGGACAGTGATGGCACAAGTACACGGATCGTACCCGAAATGGGTCTATTATCGAACGCGGTCAGGCGAGATCGAAGGTCGTATTATACAAACGCCTGCCGACCTTAAAACACTTCCAGCAGGATGGGCTGAGTCTCCAGCTGACGTGTCAAGCGGATCGCCGAAGTCGGACGACAAATCAAAGCGCGTCACACGAACACCACGGAGGTAAGCGGTGACTGCGAACGACTTGATTGGGCGCACCTTGCGGTCGATTGGGGTCTTGGCGTCCGGTGAAACCGCGACCAGTGATGAGGTGTCAGATGCGCTGACGATCCTCAATAATATGGTCGATACGTGGGGCACGGAGCGCCTCACGATCTACACCGTTGCACGCACAGCCTTTAACCTGACGGCCTCAACGCAGGACTATACGATTGGGACGGGGGGCACGTTTAATATCGTGCGTCCGGTCTGGATTATTGCCGCAAGTATTATTCCAGACCGAGGAGCCGCAAGCGCCCAGCTGATTGAGCTCCCCATTGAGAACGCCATGACGGTCCAGGAATGGCAACAGGTGGGAATTAAGGGCACGACCAGCACCTATCCCACAGCCTTTTATTACGACAAGACGTGGACGGCGGGACTCGGGAAGATTAGTGTCTGGCCGGTGCCGGACAACAGCAATGCGCAGATCGTGCTGTATACCCCCACCGCGCTGACACAGTTTGCTGACTTAACGACGGCGTATACGTTTCCACCGGGATACGAAGAGGCGCTGCGGTATCAGTTGGCGTTGCGACTTGCGCCTGAATTTGGCGTCAATCTCTCGCCCGACATTCGCCTTTTGGCATCGCAGACGTTTGCGAACATCAAGCGGGCGAATACCAGTCCCGACGTTCTGGGGATCGATCCGGCGTTACGGGCAGGAGGAGGACGTTATAACTGGCGAACGGATGGGTTTGGGTAAATGCTGAGATTCCCTGGATTTGTCGGCCCGAGCTATGTGTCGCAGAATCTGCGTGCTGCCGACCAGGTGTGCATGAATTGGTATGTTGAAAACCTTGAAGTTCCGAATGAACCCTTTGGATCGACGTTGTATCCCACGCCGGGATGTTCGACGCTGGTGTCTGCTGATGAGTCACCCGTACGGGGATTAACCGAACAAAAAGGCCGGTGTTTTACCGTGATTGGGCAAACCTTTTACGAAGTCAATACAGACTTTGCCTTCATTGGCTCCGGGTACGGAGCGGTGGCCCGAGACGCAAACCCAGCCAGTTTCGCGGGAATCGACCTCACAGGCAGTCAGTTGTTTTTTACGTCTGGCGATAAGGGCTATATCTATGCCCTTGGGGGGACATCGATCAGTGAAGTCATTGCGTCCGGTGCGACGCAGGGCGCATTTCTTGATGGATTTTTTCTAGCACTGGACAGCACGACATCGACGCTGAAAGTGTCAGCCTTAAACGATGGAACGACCTGGGAAGGGGCACAGGTCGCGCAACGAACAGCGGGATCGGATCCATGGAAGGCCATGGTGGTTGTCCATCGCGACATCTGGCTGTTTGGCGAGAAGACCTCTGAGGTCTGGTATAACGCGGGAACGTCACCGTTTCCATTTGCCGCTATTCCGGGAGCCTTTCTCGAGCAGGGGATTGTGGCTCCGTTTTCTGCGAAAGCGATTGGCAACACGGTGATGTGGCTCGGGAGCAGCGATGACGGTGTTGGAGTGGTGTATCGGGCCGATGGCTATAAAGGGCAGCGTGTCAGCACGCACGCGGTGGAGTTTGCTATTCAGGGGTATACCCGAAAAGGGTTGCCAATCTCCGATGCGGTCGCGTGGTCGTATCAGGAAGATGGGCACACGTTTTACGGGTTGAACTTTCCTGAGGCGAAGGCGACATGGGTTTATGACCTCGCCACGCAGTTATGGCACGAGCGCGGGACATGGGACATTGAGAAAACGATCTTCACTGCATGGCGTCCTCAGTATCATGCCTACTTTAACAAGAAGCATATTGTTGGCGATCGGGCGCTGGGCACGCTCTACGAGATGTCGATTGACAAGTTTACGGATGCCGGGGGTGGACCGGTGCGTCGCGTGCGTCGCACCCCGCACCTGAATATGGACAACGCCTATATCGTATATGACGAGTTTCAGATTGAAATGGAAACTGGTCTGGGCTTGTCGTCCGGGCAGGGCAGTGACCCGCAGGCGATGCTGCGGTGGAGCGATGACGGGGGCGAGACCTGGGGGAACGAACATTGGGTGTCAGCCGGGGCGCGAGGGAATTACGGCACGCGTGCGATTTGGCGTCGCTTGGGACGCGGGTATGACCGCGTGTTTGAGCTTGCAGTGTCGGATCCAGTGCCATGGCGGTTGATTGGGGCATACATAGGAGCGCGTAGACAGCAGTAATGGCCTTAGCCGAAGTTCCGTTTCGCTCGATGCTCCTGACGGATGTGCGTAATTTAATTACGCGTGAGTGGGTGCGGTATTTACAGTCGATTGTGGATGTGGTCAATCTGTCCGCGCGTCAATTAGCGACGGTGACCAAAACAGCGCAGTCTGCGAGTTTGAGTGCGACGGCGCTGGATACCGGCACACTCGACCCCGGTGTATATCGGGTGAGCTATGCGGCCCGTGTGACGACTGCCGCAAGCACCAGTTCGAGTTTGACAGTGACCGTGGCATGGACAGACGGATCCGTGGGGCAGACGCAGAGTGGATCAGCGATGACGGGGAATTCGACAACGACGCAACAGAACGACACATGGCTCGTGCATATTGATAAAGCTACAACGATCACATATGCGACGACCTATGCGTCATCAGGTGGCACGGCGATGCAATACAGCTTGTATGTTATTGCCGAACAAATTGGCTAAGTCGCGAGGGTAGAGATATGGCAAATGGAGTGAAACCAAATCTGTCTTCTATGTACTCCTTTAGCAAAAACGCATGGCAGCCAGCGGTGCCGTGGGGTAGTGCCGTAGGTAGTGTAGGCTCGGGAGCAGCGTCGAAGGTTGGGGGATCCGCCCTTGGGAAGGCTGCTGGTTTTCTCGGGTCAGCCGGGGCTGTTCCCGTCGTCGGAGGCATTGTCAGCGGCGTTACTGGGTGGCTGAAGGCACGAGCGATGAAGCAGGCAGAAGAAGTCAAGGCGAGGGCCGCAAGGCGCGCTGCGGATATCGAGGCCCAGGATGAGCTCTTTAATCGCCAAATGGTTGCGCAGGAGCAGGAACGAGTTAACCCGCGACAGATGCTGGCGAACAACGCCTTGCAGTGGATGGTGAAAGACACAGGAGCCCTTGGCGACGATCAGACCTATTTTGATTACGGTGAGTCCACATGGGATCCTAGCTACGTGCTGACAGCGGACGAAGGTCGTCTCGCGCGACGGGCGGAGGCGGCAGATCGTCGGCAAAGCACCGCTGACGGATATAAGGACACGTATATGTCCCCTCCTCCTCGCGACGCCTTTATGAGTCCACAAGGTGGCGGGGCGGCTCAATCCTGGCAAAAAAGTTACAACCCAACACAGCATAAGGAAATTCAGGGATTTCTAGACAGGAATCCCGGTGATGAGTCTCGGATTGGATCGGCATTAGGCTTTAAGAAACTTGGAGGAGCCTCAGGAAACGCTCCTGCCGCTCCAGGCAACATTGGCAGATCGAACTCATTAAACATGGGGTCGTTGGTGGCTGGGAATAGAAATAACAGCGACCTCGTCAGGCGTCCCCAAGTCGACCCTCGCCCCGAATCGTATCGGCCCCAGATGGCTACGCCGTCGCCCCGAAGAGAGACAGCGGCTGCGCCAGGTCTAGCGCAACAGGATGTGGTCAGGAACATTAGAGCTCAACAACAAAATCGCGACCAAGAGTATCGTAATGCTGCTGCTCCTGATCCCCTTCCTTGGAATAAGCCTTCTGCGGATGAGTGGCGAGAGTTTCGTGCCTCTCAAAATAACACAACCACTAGGATTCCTGAGGAGGCTCTCTCATCGGTGTGGCGCAACCGTGAAGCTGAACGTCAGGCCATGATGGCACGCGGAGATCGTCAGTTTCAAAACTCGGTCAGCAATTATCGCAATATGGGCCAGATTCCGATAGAGGCTGGCATGACGGAGGAGAGCACCGCGATTGGGCTCGGTGGTCATGGGCGGGCTTATGGAGTACCGAAAAAGACCCTTTCTTGGGACAGGGCTTCTCCTGAACAAATACAAGAGATGCAACAGATGCGAGACCGACAGATGAGAGAGCAACAGATACGAGGCGCTTCTCCTCAACAGATACAACAGATGCAACGGATGCGAGACGAACAGATGCGAGAGCAACAGATGCGAGGCGGACAGTTTAGGGGGTCTCTTCCACAGGTTCCACGCGGGTTAAGTATGGCTGGATTAGCGAATCCACGGTGGAGGGCATAATGGCGTTCGATCCGATGGGAAATCCGGGAAACGAAAAACCTGTTGAGTACGAATATGATCCATTTGTTGCCCCTGAACCAAAGGGGAAGAATCGCCAGACAACTCTGGATTGGGACAAAGCGTTTGGGATGCAGCGGAATCCCTACGCCCACGCGTTTAAAGGGCCGGAAGATCCGGGAGGATTTGGATCGGTCTCGAGTGGGGGCGCAGGCGGGAAGGATACCGTGGCAGATGTCGGGGAATTCGAATACGACAAGATCCAGTGGGATAAGCCGGATATCGAAGCGCAGGAGTATGAATATACGCCCTTCGGGGATGAATATAGCTATGACGCGTTTACGCCGGTTGATCAGTTTCAAGCGCCGGTCGAGGCGGTTGACTTTCGAGAGTTTCAAGCGCCCACCACTGAAGAGGCGGCCACCGATCCGGGGTATCAATTTCGACTGGCAGAGGGGCGTCGCGCGTTGGAGAACGCGGCGGCAGCGAAGGGAATGCTGCGCACGGGCAATACGTGGAAAGACCTGCTGCGCTATGGGCAGGGGGCAGCGAGCAGTGAATACGACAAGGTTTACGGGCGTCGTCTTGGTGAGCATGGGTTGGCCTATCAGCAGGCATTACAGGCCAATCAGGATCGATACGGGCGCGCTTTAGGTGAGCAGCAACTCGCATTCGGACAGGGCGCACAAGCCTACGGTCTCAACCGACAGAACCAGATGGATATGTATGATCGTGGGTTCCAGCGCCATCAAGCAAATCAGATGGGGCTTCAGGGCGCGCAGCAGCTTGGGGAAGCGTCTGGCCTCGGAGCCCAGCAGGCGAACTTTGGCGTGATGGCCGGACTGTATGACCGAGGATATGCGGGTCAGCAGGCGGCCTATGAATACGATCTCCAGCGCGCGATGCAGGAAGCGGCCATGCAGGAGTCGGCAGCGGGTCGGGCGGCGTCGGCGTCGGCGGCCAATATGGGAGCGCGAGAGCGACAGTATGAAAGACAGTATGACCGCGCTGCTGATGAATGGGCGCGGAATTATGATGTCTGGAATCAGGAGCACGCGCGACGGGCGCGTGCGATGGCTGGCTATTCCGGCACGGATATCGGGTAACGACTTATGGCATACCAGTCTGGATACGGCAGTCGGATGGCGAACCTGCATATGCGCCGTGGTGAGCAGGCGGCCCAGGATGCGATGGGTCGGGGGCAGATGTGGGCAGAGATAGCTAATGTCCCACTGCAAACAATGCAGGGCATGGTCGAGGCGGAAGATTTAATGCGTCGACGTCAGTATCAGGAGGAGAATCGCGAGTACTTGCAGTCGCTGCGTCAGGATCAGGATCTGAGGCGTGCGCAAGCGTCACGCGCACAGGCGCGCACAGGCGCGTGGAATAAGCATGTGCTGGGATCGATAAGCCCCGAGAGTGGTCGCTTGGACTACGACCGTCTTGGCGACACAAGTGGGTGGGGAGGATATAACTTTTCCACTGAGGTGGCGAAGCAGATTCACAACGACAGCCAGAGTCAAATAAATCAATACAGACTCGGCGCGGAGGATGCGAGGAGAGGGATCAGATCGCTAGTGGCGGATATGGGAAACCTAGGGTCACTAAACGACAAACAGTTTATTGACACTTATGATGCTCTTTATGGGCCGATAAATGAGGGACTAGCCACTCTCCGAGACGAGGAGGTGATCGACCGAAATGTTATGGGAGGGCGGTCGCTTTTGCCCACGTCAGAGTTAGTAGAGCAGTCGACCAAGCTGGGTCGAACGCCTAAGGATGTCCTTTTTAACGATTATGTGAAGCCATTGATTACGTCAGTGTCAGAGACCGACGCAAGTTTTAAGGAACTGACCGATATTGCGGATAGGTTGTATGCGAGGTCTGGTCGCGGGGGCATCGATTACGATCTCATGCCAGACGCGAACAAAAGCCTGATGAGCGTAATGAGGCACCATTCTGAGTTATTTCTGGAAGATGGCGAAGAATTTGACTATACAAATCCCACCCCGGATCAGTTGAATAGGTTTCACGAGGCGACTCGTAGCGGCGGCTATCTTTCGGAGTTCGGCCCCCTCGTTCGGGCAGGAGTTGCGACCGGGTTCTTTACGCCGGGGGATGTGGGGGGGAAATCATGGTATCAGCGCATGACGGAGGCGCCGGGTATTCCGGACAACAGGGCTGGATTTCTCTACGGTGCCGATCTGAACAGCCTTTATGCTGAAGGGGTGCGTCTTGGCTATATTGAGAAAGGTATTTCTCGAGAGGATGGGATCGCGAGTCTTCAAAGAGATCAACCTGTGTGGGCAGCGGCGCATATGGATAAGTTGAGCGATGACCGAGATAGCGCCGGTGGCGGAGGCACAAGTCGGAGAGGCGGCAGCAACGCTGATGGGTGGTCAGAGACGCAACTTAGCCAACTGCTAAAAGATCCAGAAGATGTAATGCAGACGGTATCGGTAACAGTAAGGGGGGGCCTCATGGGTGAGGAACTTATAGTTCAAAATATAAATATTCCGAGAGTGGTAGTTTTTGATCGTCCAGATCTAACAGAGGAAGAGAAGGTGACGGTAGCGCAGCGTCATTTCAGTAACCATCTGGGCATTGAGTTCGATGATGACGGAAATCTGAAGCCGCTGGCTGCCCCAACGGGAGATAGATGGGATCAGAAGTATTTTCGTAGGGATGTGCTGATGCCAGCATTTTCTGGACTTTCTCCACAGTCGGTACTGGGAAGCATTCCGCAGGGACCATCTTTAGATCCCGAGATGTCATCAGCTGATTTTGAAGAGATCTTCGCGGGAAGTCCTGGAAACGATCCAGTGAGACTTGACAAGATATTCAGGGAGATATACGGAACACGCTTCGGTGACCCAGAAGACATAATGGACGAGACTCGAATAGGTATAGGCGCGATGAGCTCGAATGCGAAAAGAGACTCACAGGATGCTCTTATGGCAAACGCTATGGGAGATCCAAGACTTGGCAACCTTGGGGACATATCGTTGAGTGAGAGCCTTGGTGGTGCGTGGGACAAGTATCGTGCTCGTCTTAATCTTCCCCCCATGACCCTCGAAAGGGCACGCTCCGAATGGTCCCCGGCAGTAACGAACCCATACTCTCAGAATCAATATGCAGGTTTTTGGGATTCCCCAGAGATGAAAGAGGCGGCAAGAACCATTGACAAAGTATTGATGTCTGATATTTTTCCGAACGTGCTGAATGAGTATGTGGACGGAGATCTGACTTCGGCATTTGAGCTTATGACAGAGACGCGGGAGTCGATGTCTGGATCGCCGTTGCTGAATGCGCAGCGGTGGGCGGAGGACTTGCGCCTCAATGGCGTTGATGGCTGGAGGGAAGCCGCAGGGGCGTTGCGAAAGATGCCTGGTGGCGAAGGATACAGAAGGCTCTACGAGGCGCTCACATTCGATGAATTGGTCCCAGGGGTAGAAGACAGATCGATGGGTGGCGCACCGAGGGGAGGATCTGTTCCTGGAGATGTAGCGCGAGGTGACGTTCCTCTACCATCCAGGACTCTCGAGCGTGACACGCCGAGTACTTATGGAGCGCATGGAATGGCGCCTGAAGTGAGGGCAAGAGGAGCTACGCCATATTTACCACAAGGGAATCCTCCTCCCGTCCCTCCGGGCTTTACTCCTGGATTTCCAGGGGCAGGCATAGATCGAGGGGGTCGCCCTACCAGAACTCTCGAGCGTGACACCCCGAGTACCTATGGAATGCATGGGCTGGCGCCTGAGGTAAGAACAAGAGGGGTTGATCCTCTTCCGCCAACAATGGGCTCTCTGACAGAGGATGCGTTTCCTGGTCCGCCGCTCACGATGGGAATAGATCAACCCGTGGGCACGACACAGCGTCCTGAGGTTCTTGCTCCTCCAGGGTTTAATTTCCGGTGGGGAAGAGGAGCGTCGTCGGGTCCGGGAGGGGGCGAACCGTTTGAAGGCTACCGGCCTGGGGAGGCAGGGTTAAGGCCAGATTCGGGGCCAACAACTGGAAGTGTGCCCGGTGTTGACGTGCCGCGAACGGAGCGCGAGGAAATTGATGTCGCTGTCGCGCGGGCGGCAGAGCATTACAATGTGCCGCGAGAGTTGATGCTGGCTATTATCGATATGGAGTCGAGCTTCCGCCCAGGCGTTGAAGGCAAAGACGGGGAACTTGGACTCATGCAGTTGATGCCAGAAATCGTAAAGAATTACAACATCTCCAACCCATTAGACATTAACGAGAATGTCATGGGTGGCGCTAGGTTATTGCGTGAGCTTTTAGACGCATTTGGCGCAGACTGGAATGCTGTTATTGCCGCATACAATGCGGGGCAGGGGCGAATCCAGGGTCAAATGAGAGAGGGAAGGTCGAGGTTCAACAACCAACCCTACGCAGACGACGTAATGGAGAGGTGGAACAAGCTCAGGCCGGAGATGTAGATCGCAGTTCCCCATAAACGCTTCTTTGAAAAGAAGCATTCCGTAGGTCTTTGGAGACATGAGTGCCTTTTAGCACCATTGATGCATGGTTTAAGCGTCGCAGGAATCGAGGGTATCTCTCAGCCGTTGAGTCGTTTAATGCTCTACGGAATCAGAGATCGTCTCGATCCGGATCACCGGCGCAAACGGGGCGAGATCCCGTTTTCTCCGTTACAACAGAAACGCCTCAGTTTCATGTAGACCCAGAGGTGTATCGGTCTCGTCAACGACAATACGAGACTTCGTTCTTTCCAAAGCACGATCCTCCTCCTCCATCGCGTTTCGACATGTTGAGTTGGCGTGACGAGATGCGCCAGCAGGATCCTGAGGTACTCGCAGCACAGCAAGGAGAGCTCGGGGTTGGTCAAAGTGTTGGTGGCTGGGCCAATCCATTTCAGCTTCAGCGCGGGCCTGGTTTTCCTTTCGTTCATCAAATACAACATATTGACAATAGTGCTATTCCGTTTGAATACGGAACGCCCGAGCGGATTGCCCCAAGAGACACGAGATGGCCCGACTTTCTCTCGCGTCACCCAGAGATAAATCCTGGCGAGATGTACAGCGCGCTTGAGGGGGCTGGAAATGCGCGGGAGGCGCGGGCTGATCAGCTAGCCGGAAAGGAAGGGGGATGGGCGTGGCTCGAGGAGAGAATAGAAGATCGTGTTCGTAGCGAACAGGGGCGCAGAGGCAGCGCGCGACGTGGGTATAACCGCGACAAAGAGTTTGCGCGCATCGAGGAAAGAGTGCGCAATACGTGGAGGAACTGGCTCGACCCTACAACCCTGAGCGTGTCGCAACTTGAAGACGTGCAACAGTTCTGGCAGTTAGATCCCGAGTCTGGTAATGCGTTTATGATGCCGCCTAAACCGGGAGCACTTTACCGCACTGATCCCTTTTACAAGGAATTTCTTCATCGCACACGTCCTGATTTAGTGCGGGAGAGCGGGATATATGATGAAGACGGTCCCATGGGTCGATGGGCGACCTCATCGCCCGGAGAGGCTGCTGGAGAGGCTTACTATGACAAGTTTCAACAGGATCTCAAAAGTGAATATGAGAAAGCGCTCAAGGATCCGACAAGTCGAGAATTCCTCCAAGAGCAGCAACGGCTACAGCGCGTAAACTTCGAGGAGCAGGCGCGGAACCCCGTGATGAATGCCGAGGTTGAGACGTTCGTCCGAGGAAAGTACAAAGAGGCGCGCGACTACTTAGGCCGGGGCAAGCCGAAAGAGGCGTTGGCTGCTCTCGAAGAAATTTTCGAGGTGCGTCCCTATGAAGGCGAGGCTCATGCGCTTGAACAACGGGCACTGGCCGATCTGCGGCCAGAATGGGAGAAGGGCGGGTGGCTAGGGAGTGGACGTCGAGACAAAAAGGTGCTCGACTGGGCTAAGGATGTCACTATGTGGTCTCCATGGTGGGAGCGATCGGATCCGTGGACGTCGACAAGAACAGCGACAGTCCCAAAGTCTGAGTTCTTTAGCGTCTTTGACCCAAAGGATGCACCTCGAAAAATTCTTCAAGGGGAATCGCTAATAAGAAAGTCGCCTGGTTATTCCCAGGAACGGAGAGAAACCGGAGAGGCTCCCAGTCGAGGATATATTCGACCAGATCGATATGATGCCAAAACGACAGGCCCCCCTCTCTCCGTTGACGAGTTGATACGCTTGCCCGTAGGTGACCCGCTCTTGGTGAGCAAGCGTGAACTCGGATGGCTTGAGGGCTTCGTCGGCGATACGTCGCAAAACCTGATGGAAATGATATGGGACATTACCTCAGGCGTGGCTTCGATTCCAGAGCTACTGGGGGTTGGTAGGCTCCCTGTCGTCGGAGAGTCAACAATTAAGGGTTTAGCAAACTATAGGGATTATGCCGATTTCAACGCAGCGGTGATGGCGGAAGGCGTCTCCAATAACGAAAAGGCGTCTCGGCAGGAGTTGCGGGAGGCAGAGTCGCTAATTGATGTTATGTCGCTTCTTGGGAGAGAAGCTAAAGCGGGAAGCCCGAGAACGCTCTGGCGGCTAGTTGTGGGGATGATGCCGTTTATGAAGGCTGCGGGACTCATTACATCGGGCACTCGATACGCGGGACAAGCTGTCGGGTTATCAGGACTGAAAGGGGCTGCGGCAACGACAAAGGCAGCGACAAAGGCAGCGACAGCAAATGCAGCGCGTCTCGCACGGGCGCAACAGGCTATGGCATGGGCCGGTTCAAGCGTTGCCAAGCTCAGGCTGTCTCCCGGTGCTGCTTCGAAGGCGAGACAGTTTGCGTCTGACGCTGGGGCCAATCTGGATAATTGGCTCTTCGCTGGTTTTGGTGAGGGGGTAATCTCTGGTGGAATGGCGCTCAATCAGATGCGCGAAGCAGCAGGGGGCGAGACGACGCCTCAGGCGCTTAATTGGGCGCGTGCGTCTGGGTTTGGAGTAGGGGTTCTGGGCGGCGTATTTAATCGCCTGTCTCGAAAATGGGGCATCCACGACTGGGACGACTGGTCAAACACAATGAGCAAGGCGCGACCAGAAAAGGTGAAGAGCCTTGTTGATGACGCTGCCAGTTTGGGGGCCAGGGAATTTGCAAGACTGAATCCGCAATATGCACCAGCTAGCTTTGGTCCAGCCGTTGTGATGGGGGCCAAGTCGGCTGGAATGGAGGGAATGGAAGAGTTCGGACAGTCCCTCTGGGAGCAGCTGGCAGACAACATTGCTGGCGGAAGAGATATGTGGGAGGGCACTTCGCAGGCGGCATTTCTGGGCTTCGTTACGGGGGCGATTTCAGCTGGTGGGCGCACATTTGTGAATCGGGCCGGTCGCGATGGCCTTGAGGTGGCAGTCACTGATGATTTTGTACACATGAGTGACGATGAGCGGGTTGAGTTTTTGCGCGCATCAGAAAAGATAACTAGCGAACTTAGAGAAGCGTATAACAATCTAACGAAAGAGCCCGCCGACGTTCCTTCGCTTACAAGAGAAGACGCTGAAAAACTTGGACAAACGCGACTGGTAGACGTGTTGAAAGTATCAACACGAAACACTGGCCCAGACGGTCAGCGTGTGCCGATGCGTGCTCGTGTTGAGCAGGGGGTCTCGATTCTCACTGACACTTTGAGTGAATTGCAGTCTCGAGTAGAGCAAGGGGGAACACAAGAGGATCGGGCGCTTAATGGAAACAACATTGAAATAGTCAAAGAGGCGCTTGCTTTCGGCAGGCAACAGCTTGAACAACCGTTTCTCCCTGCGGGTGATGTTGTTCCTGACGCAGCGCTGACCGAAACCTTCTCCACGAAAGAAGAATCTGATAGGTTATGGAGTCTACAGAAAGGCGATCAAGAGCGCCCAGTCGGGAACGCCACGCTTGCGTTTTCGCACGAAGACAGCGACGGCACTGTTCGCTCGTTTGTGCCAACGCCTGAGTATTTTGAGCAGCTTTTGCGGGAGAACCCCGATCAATTAAAAGAGACGTCGTATGCCGACGTGATGGCCCACGAAGCTGGATTTCACCACGTAGGCAACGTAACCCCTGGCGAGGGTGAGCGCCTCGTTCGTAACGTGCGTGATCTTGATGCGTCCGGAGAAGTTGATTCTGTAAAGGCCCAGCCAAGCACGGTCGCATACTATCGCCTTCTTAAGGCGGACCCATCATTTAGCGAGGAAGAGATTGAGCGGGAATTAGTGGCGCATGAGATCGGAGCGCGTGCGGCTGCTATCCAGATCGTAAACCTTGAGGCGGGAGACGCTGCGCTTGAAGAGCAGATGGCGCGCGCTGAGGCGGGAAGCGACTTTGGCCAGAATCCCACGCTGATGGCGAAGGGCGCCCTCGGAATGCACGTCGTGGCGTCCGTGCCCCAAGGGTTCTTGCGGAGGCACAACACCAACGAACCGATCGACAACGTCAGCGGACTTGAGGTTGGCGATACGGTGCGGTTTGATGGACGGGAGGCGAAAGTCCTTGATCGGCAGAGTCGCGTAGCAAGCGGCCCAGGACGCGTAAAGTCCACAGCGGACGGGTCCACAAAGCTCCAATTCAACACAACCATTCAGACGCGGCTTGAAATGATGGACTCCGGCGAGGAAGTTGTAGTCTTGGCATGGGATGATTCATTAAATCAAATAAATTATGCAAATACTGGGGACGTTATTGAGCTAAGAGATCATCCAGGTCTCCGTGGTCAGGTTGTTAGTCGCGAGTTGATCGCCGACGTTGATGGCGTGAAAACGCTGACGCTCACAATAGCTACTGATGGCGGAAAAACCATTAACGTCATTTCCCACGATCGCGAGTCGGTTGCCACGGGGCGACCGCAGCCAGATGCTGAGGCACCAACACTTGACTCGCCTACTATTAGCGGCGTAGGGACGATGGAGCTTATTGAGTTATCTCGATACATCCTGACGGAAGCGCACCCAGAAGACATTCTTGAACATTTTCCTCGCGTTGGTGGCCTCGAACCGGATTCAGTTGCGGAAATTGATCCCCAGCACAAGGAAGGAAAAGCGGCAAAGGATCGACTCAAGGGCATTCCAGAGGAGGCGATCCAGTCTGTAAAGCACATTCAGATGCCAAAGACGTTTTACGACTTGTTCATGAATGCTTTTGGAAAAAGAGGCGGAGACCGATACGCCGCCTTTGTCCCCGTGGCAGGGGTGGAGAATGTCGCAAATGATTACGTCGCCCTTCCGTTTGAGGGATATGCAGAGACTGTCTGGGGGGGGAAGTATGACGATCATATTACGCCGCTGCAAATGATGATTCAGTTTGCCGAGGCCATTCAAAATCAGACGCTTCTCCAGACACACAGAGACTCCGAACTGGGCGGCCAGTCAGTTTCCATTCAGGACTTACTGGGAAAAGCAGTAGAACAGTCCGATATCAATGCCGCGTCTGTATTCCTAAGTGTTGTAGGTCGCCAGCTTCGACATGCGCAGACGGCTGAATTTAAGCTGTCGGCAGAATTGGCTGGAACTCGGTATACGACGCCAGATGGCACGACTGTTGTCGAAGAAACAGACCCCATGGTCGTGGCATCCATCGTCGCACATGAACTCGGGCACGTCATTGACTGGATAAGCCACCGCAAGATTGAGCGCAATCAGCCCATGTTAAAGAAGCTGCAAGGGCTTGCCGGAGTTCAGCCATTTTTTGTTGAAAGAAACAAAATTAAGAATAAAAAGATCGAAGAGGAGCTCACTCAGCTAAGTATGCTGTGGACTCCGTGGAATCCTGCGACGTCTTCCGATGGCTACAATAGCTATCGGATGCGGGCCTCAGAGAGGTACGCCCAGGCGATGTCGGTAATGCTCGTGATGCCGGAAGTGGCCGAGACGGTGGCCCCGACATTTTTCAAAGAGTTTTTTAACACACTTGACAAAAAGAAGTCATTTAAGGACTCGTGGAACATTCTTCAGAACGTAATACACGGAGCCCCTCCGGGCCATCCGAGTGCGTTGAACGCGCAAGGGCGCCTCGATGAGAGGCAGATTGAATTAACGATTAAAGACTACGAAACTATTAGTGACAATTCTCGGAAGGTCTATGAGGAGTTAGCGAAACTGCGTCAGCTTTTTCCGGGAGACACAGTCTGGGAGAAACTTAAGGGTGCGGTTCGCAATCCGTGGATAGGTAGGGAGTTCTACGACCTGTTCGTTGACCGGCACGGTAAGATTATCCGAAATCACCTAGAGACTGAGAGAAGGCTGAAAAAGAAAGGGCGATCTATTCCAGATGAGATGAACCCGCTCTTTCTTTTGTCGAGCAAGCCCTATCTCTCTGGTGTTATCAAGGGCTACCTCCTGTCAAACTTCCAATCCATGGCGACGCGTCTCGATCGCGCCGGGATCAGTTGGCATCTGTTTGGCGCAATTGTGCAGTACGAAGCAATTAGATCCGGGGGGCGAGAAGGGGTCTGGAGTCCGCGCGGAGCCACCATGGAACGAGCGGAGAGTCTCCTGAATACCGTGAACGAGGGCCTGACCCCCGATCAGCGAGAGGTGATCAAGGACGCACTGAGGCAATTTGACAAGGCAACATGGGAAGTGACCGAAAGAGCATACAACGAAGGGTTTTGGAGTCAGTCTTTTTACGACCTGCTCAAAGAACGAAGACAGCCGCCTGCTGAAGTAAGAACCATAAGTCCATTTTTGGACACAGATTCAGGGCAATTTTATGCGACGTTCAAGTCATATTATCACCAGTTTGAGGAAACTACGCCGCTCATAGAGAGAACGCAAGGCATGATCGAGCCGTCGTCTAATGTTGCCACCGAAACAATGATTAAGATGGCGGTGACATTGCAGGCAATTGAGCGAAATAAAATTAAACGCAATGTCGTGAATTACTTCGCCCAACATTTTCCGAATAGCGTAGTGGTTCCCTCGAAAGGTGACAGGCTCCCAGTTCTTGGTCAGAAAGTTAAAGAAGGCACGCCCATTGAACGTGAATACAATCCAACAAAAGAGGTCGCCGGAGAGATCGTTGGAACAAAAACAACGCTGAAGGCGATCGTCTTTAAGGAAAATGGCTATTCGCAGGTTCGCTACGTTGAAGAGTACATCCATGCATCTCTCTCGGATATGCCGTCGAATCAGTTGAAGACGCTGTTCAAGATTCTAAGCACGCCGAACAGTAAGGTGTTTCGTCCAGCCTTTACTGTTATGAATCCTGGGTTTATGTCGGTCAACCTTTTTCGAGATTTTTTCCGTGGATGGAAGGCTGAGTCTCGGAAGGGGCGAAACTTGAGCCTCTATCAGTGGTTTAGGTTTTATCTTAGAGGGCATGGGATTGCGCGCACGCGCGCGTTCGGGCAAAAGCAAAAGCGCGGAATCCCCTTTTTCGGGGTGTCTCGACTATTCAGCGGAAAGCTCACAGAGGCGCAACAGGAAAAGGCCGAACAAGATCTGAACGATCTCTATAAGGCGCTCAGTATTAAGGCGCTTGCAATAACCTACAACGATCAAATGCTCGGGGACGAAGGCGAGTATGACGCCAGTCTGCAAACTCTCCATCGGTTTGGCATTGACATAAATTCGGTTGAAGGCCGGAAAAAGATGTGGAGCGAAAAATTCTTTGGATCGTTTTTCAACATGCTGAAAAAGTCTGGAGATTACATCGAAACGCTTCCAAAGGCAGCAGCGTTACTGCACGCTGCTGAGTCGGTGAAAGGCGACATCTCTCAGATATCAGCTGAAGATGTGAATTACATTCGAACGCGCATTGGGAGTCCTGATTTTCTTGCGGGAGGGCTTGCAACGAGGTGGTCAAATCAAGTTCTTCTGTTTTCAAACGCGATGATCCAGGGGTGGCGAGGCGATCTTCAGACCATGAAAGACCCAGAGACGCGCGCTGGCTATTGGATGAAAACCATCGGAGCCTCCATCATGCCCAAGGCCCTTATGCTTTTAGCCTATGGCGGAGCCTTTGGAACGGGCGGAGTTGAGGATGAGCCTGAGGAGCCAAGGTTTGCGGAGGGGCTGCGCCGATGGGGCGGTGGTCTGTGGAGAATGTATCAGTCAGTTCCGACGTTTGAGCTTTTAAACTTTTTTGTCGTCCCGTGGTATCGGAGTGAGAAAAGCGGCGACGTAGTATATCTGCGTATGCCGCAGGATGACGCTGGTCGCGTTATTAGCGGCGTGCTTTTTGCGACATTTAAAGCATTGCGCGACAGTTATGACGTGGAGTATCTCACCACGGCTGCCGATATGCGAGAAGACGCAGAGGGGGTAAGTCCGCTTGGGCAGATTGCCATTGACATGGCGTGGTCTACCCTCATTGGGATTAACTATGCAGGGCAGAGTCTTCCGACTCTCACCCCCTCAATAGGCGTCCCGCTCGACATTTACAAGTATTCACAGGCGTCAAATGTTATGGGAGGAGAGGGTCCGGGTCCATATGATCCTTTTCGAGGGCGTCACGTATTAAGAGAGAGCCAGTTAGATGAAGGGGTCTTTGGCCCGGACGGGCTCTCGGCATGGGGGACTGACCGCTCTGGAGGATCGCTGGCTCCGTTTTTGGGATATGTATGGAATCAGGTCGGCGGAGGCATTTTCTATCGCTATATCAATCGCACGCAATACTCTAAGCTCGACAAGGATGGACTAGAGCGGTTTATTGAGCTTCCCGGTCTATCCAACATGAACCGATTCATACGCGCTGGACGGTATGGAGATATCGAAAAAATCAGGCAAGCCCAGGATGTTCCACGCCGATACTCCGCAGCCATTCAACATCAAGAACGAGCAGTTTCGGTTGAGGAGGTTCGAAAAGCAATAGACGCAGCGAATAGCGGTGGGATGGGGCAGCGGGAGCGCATAGAGAATCACGGTTTTATGATTGCGGAGATTGATGCAACTTTCGCCAATGTAATGGATAGGCTGTATCCCCTCAGTGGAAGTTTTGACTCACAGAACGAACCTCAGGACTGGTTATCCGAGGATCGATATAACGTCTCACAGCGATTACAGTTCGGGAGTGCCGTAAAGGAGCTCATCGAGGGAGAGTTTCAGAAAGCCAATGGACAAGGCGACTGGATGAGGGCCGTCCTGAATGAACCAGTGGGCCGGGGCTTTACGCACGCCAATGCGTTCACGTCTCAAAAAGGAGTAGCGTTAAGCAAAATGTTCCAGCTGACGCCAGGGGATAGGGAGCGTGCAATTAATGTACTGGCGCTTACGCCATATCAGCAGACGTTTGTGGCTGGGTCTGGCGGTGTGTCTTTTCGCGCGATAGATTTATTAAATCGCGAAAACGCACAGAGTCTACACCGTGGAATGCGAATACTAGCCGACGAGGCAGAGGATTATGAGCGTAGCAGGCAGCTAAGATTCATTGAAGACAGCCTCAGAAATCAAATAGAGCAGAAAATTATATTTTATGGGGAGGCGTGGAAGTAAAAACTAAATATCTCCTATTGGAGCCTTTTCCCTCATAATATATAAGCTAGCGAGGATAAATGGATGGCAACAGGCAACGTCATACCTGACCCGATCTTTACCGGGATAGATGCGAACGGAAACCCCCTCAGTGGGGGGAAGCTGTTTGCATACGCGGCAGGGACCACCACGCCGCAGGATATGTACACGTCGAGTGCGCTTACGACGCCGACTGCGAACCCTGTGGTTTTGGACTCAGCGGGTCGGGCCACGATATTTTTAAGTTCAGATTCATATAAGTTTATCTTGAAGACCAGCGCCGACGTGTTGGTCTGGGAGGTCGATAACGTCCAGGCCATTACATTGTCAGCCACGGTGATTGGTGAGAACCTCCCGTTCTTTGGCGATGCGAGTCAGTCTGTGAACGACACGTCTTATGCCAGCGGGGCTACCGCAGATAAGCTGTCCCCAGGCACGAAGATTCTTCCTCTCGACTCTGCTGATGTCTCTGGAGTGTGGGCGATCAGAGGGATGCTCCTCACTGAGTCCGGAAGCCATGCGGCGTCAGCGGCGTTGGTGAACCTGACAGACGGCAGTCCCGACACTGCGATTGTTACGATTACCAGCACCTCCACGACGGGAGCCGTCATCACGAGCGGTGCTGTGACATTCGCTACATCTGGAGCCACGAAAAATTACGGCATCAAACTGAAGAGCGCGAATGCCGCATCGTATGTGCAGGGGTGGGGTTTCGAGTTAGTGAGGACTGAGTAATGGCGAAAGCGACAAAGCTGAATACCGGATTGCGTATTGACGCAGGGACACCATACAGCCTGACGATGCCCTCGGCGGATGCCGTAGGCAGTCTCACCAGTAACGGCTCAGGTGTGCTGTCATTCACTTCGGCGGTCGTGACATATCTGGCGAAGACGGCTGACTATACGGTGACCACTGGAGATGCCGGGACAGATTGTCAGATCACGGTCGATGCCAGTGGAGCGGGTCGAACCATTACCCTCTATGCGGCGTCAGGAAATTCTGGCCGACAGGTCAAGGTAAAGAAGATCGATTCGAGTGTGAACACTGTGACGATTGACGGCAATGCGTCTGAGACCATTGACGGCGCAACGACACAGGTGATCAGCGCTCAATATACATCCCTGTCGCTGGTCTGCGACGGCAGCAATTGGCACATCTTTTAAGAGGTAATGACGATGTCCTATGCAAGAAGTGTCATTAAGCAAATTCAGACGGGCGCAACGGCGATTTCAGCCGGAGCCACGAGTGCGACTGCCACGATTACATCGAGCAGCACGAGCAAGTCGCTTGCCTCATTGCGAGTAGCTGGCGCATACGCTGCTGGTGCATCAAATGGAGACCCGCCGTGGACCGTGACGTTGACGAATGCCACGACGGTGACGGTGAGTAAGGTGACCACCAATAACGCTGCCTCAGTGCCATGGACAGTCGTGGAGTATTACTAATGGCCCAACGAAGATTTGTGCAATTAAACGACGATAACATCGTGACCTCGACACTGCTGTCTGACTCGACGCCTGGAGTAGACCCAGGTGTGATTCCAGAGGGCATCATCGAGGTAACGGACTATCCCGACGCAGAGACGATTGACTGGTTGCCGGGTGAGGTCACGCAAAAACAATGGAACGGATCTACGTTCGTAGATGTTCCAGTGGAGGAATAGATGCCATCACAATTTCCTAATGACGCAACACCGCCATCACCGGGGATCGTCGAAGGCCGACTCACTGCGACGAGTGGGACACCGGTCACCACGGCTGATGTCTCTGGTGCGACATCGATCTACTTCACGCCATACAAGGGAGACAACATCGCTCTCTATGATGGCTCGAAATGGGTGCTGGTCTCGTTCAGTGAAGTCACGATCAGCCTGTCTGGATACACAGCCATTAAACCCTACGATGTTTTTGGCTATTTGAGTTCTGGCGCACTGGCTATTGAAACGCTTATCTGGACGAACAATACGACGAGAGCCACCGCTTTAGCACTTCAGAATGGTGTACTTGTTAAGAGTGGAGCGACAACACGGCGCTATCTTGGAACTGTCTATATCAATGCAAGTGGAGGGCAGACTGAAGACACGATTCTCAAGAGATATATTTGGAACTACTACAACCGGATCTCTCGCAACCTGCGCGTCATGGACACAACAAACACATGGACATACACCACAGCGACGGTGAGGCAGCAGCGAGGCAGCGCGGCTAATCAGGTTGATGTCGTTGTTGGTGTGGCCGAGGTTCCTATATCGCTGTCTCTGAGAATCGGCGCGGGGAATACAAATGTCGGCGTGAATGTGTGGGCTGGGATCGGACAGAACGCAACCGCCGCGCCTGTCGCAACCGCACAGTCAAGCTATTCCACGATTGCTGTAGCTAATCACGTACAGATGATTGGCGCAGGGTTAACGGTATATCCAGCTATCGGGTTTAGCTATTTTCCGATGCTGGAGTGGTCTACGGCTGCTGGTACAACGACCTGGTATGGAAACAACACAGCTAGTACGCCAATGCGATCTGGCATGTCTGGATGGATAGAAGGGTAAAAACATGGAACTACGACTACGCAGTATCTTACTTGGACTTGTCTTCACCGTTGGCCTTGCAGTCCCGGTCTCGGCGCAGGATCTGGAAAACAGAAGCTGGGCGGTGACATGGCTGTCGGCAGTTAGCACCGATGAGACCACGTCAACGCCCATGCCAGTGAACTCTGCGATAGACCTTGGCGTCTATGTCGAATGGAGCTCGGGTACAAGTGCGGGCCAGCTTGTCGTGGAAGAAGCGTGGGACTCCAGTTACACCGGAACGTGGAGTACGATTGGGACGATCAACTGGTCAGCCGCAAGCTCGACTGATGTCTATCACCAGACCGGTTCGTTTCGCGCCTTACGTGTGCGCGTGAATACGGCGATTGCTGGTGGGACCATTACGGTGCGCGGTATAGGTAGACCGGCGGCTCAGTAATGGCTCCCACGAACGGAAACGGTGGGCCGTGGTATACCAAGTTCATCGCGCAGGTCGGAGTGCCGTCAGCTATCGCACTCTTCCTGGTGTATTTTCTTTCGTCGCAAGTCATGATTGCGATTGAAGAACACGCATCGTCAAGTGATCGGTTGATGCAGGAACTCCTCTCCGTTTCACGCCAAATCTGTCTCAATACCGCAAGCACAGACTCAGCACGATCAGGCTGCATTGGTTCCCGATGATTGCCTATGCCGAAGTCCAAGCCGCTGCTTTGTCCCGTTTGTAAAATAAACACTGTTTCCACACCGAAAGTGCAGCGATGCCGATCGTGCTATTACGCACGTACCGGTATTCAGTCTGTTGCCAGGGTGAATGCGTGTGCTGATTGTGGCGCCGCGTTGCCAAGCCCTAACGCCAAGCGGTGTCGAACCTGCCACTTTAAGTATCTTTCTGATGAGCGCGAAGAGCGCCAAGCCGTCAAGCAGGCTGAGGTCGCTGCCGCAGCGCCTCAAATCAAGGAACCCCTTGCCTCATACGAAGAAGCGCAGCAGCAGTGGGATCGCTGTGTTGGGCGCATGAAGAAGCGCAAGGAAAGCGTTCCAGCGAAACCAAAGGGACGCGAACGCGTCGTGGTGATCCCTGATGTTCACGCCCCATTCCACGAGCCTGATATGCTGGCCTATATTTGTGAAACTGAAGGCGAGAAGTGCGCAAAGGCTATTTGCATTGGAGATATCAGCGATGCGTATGCGTTTTCCACGTTTACCAAGTATGAGCGCGTGAGTTTTTCTGAGGAGTGGGCGGCGGTTACGCAGGTGATCGACGCCCTCAGTCGCAGTTTTCACGAGGTGGAGATTATTATTGGGAATCACGATGCCCGCCTTGAAAAGCGCCTCATGGAACGCCTGACACCAGACATGATTGATGCCATCAGGTATATGAGCGGCGGCCTGCTGTGCCCTCTCACGGCCCTCGCGAAACAATATAGCAACGTGTCGATCGCCAGACACGAAACGCCCTCAGGGCATTTTGTGGATTGGTTTATTACCGATGGCGATGTCTGGCTCGGCCATCCTGAGAAGTTCAGTAAAGTGCCAGGGGCCAGCTTGAGAGCGGTGGAGGATTGGCTCCTGGACAACGAACTCGCGCTCGGTCTCGACAAGTATCGACTGATTGTCATGGGTCACACACATCAACTCTCCAGTCTGCCATGGCGAGGGAACCAGCTGCTCGTGGAGTGTGGGTGCATCTGTCAGACACAGGGATATCAGACGAAGCCGCGTATTGGAGGGCGACCGCAAAAACGGGGGTTCATCGCATACGAGAAGACTGACGGAAAAGTTGACATCAATTCAGTCTCCATGCATTGGTTCGATGTCGAGCAGTAAACGGAATCCACTGTTAGTTGATATCCTTGCCGCTCTTGGGGATGTCACCATCAAGCAACGCTACCTGATTGACCCATCCAGAAAAGAAAACTACTTTTTACACGGGACGCAACAGGACTCAGAGATTACCATCAACGAAGCCCCGGCGATTGTATCGACATTAATTCATGAGTTGTGTCATTATGTGCGTCCTGACTGGTCGGAGCGCACCGTGCGTCGCCAGACCACGATGTTGCTACGGCAACTGGGACATGCTGAAGTCCAGGCTATCTACGCGCAATATCAAGAGAGAAAGGTGGATGAGTGACTGACCGAAATTACGTGACATTCTGTAATGATGTTGAGGGCTTGCTTACGCAAACTGCGGCCTCGAAGGGGTATAACAATACGGGAACTGATGGCGAAAATCAGGTATACGAATTCATTCGAAGCGTTAATGGTAATGACGGCCACTCAATTGGCGAGGTGATTTATAAATTACTCCGCTGGAGTCGAAAGGGGAATCCTGAGGATCTCCTTAAAGCGTGTGCGTGGATTTTTTTAATCTGGAAGCATCAACGCAATGGCTGACGGGCTGCTTTTGTTTCTTCGTGGGTTTGTCATGGTCGGCCTTGTCTCGTGGCAAACTCGCGCTCTCCAGATCGGCGAACTCAAGCGGATTGCGCTCGGCAGTTTTTTAATTGGCTGCTTCTGGTACACCAACGTGATTGCGACGGTTGAACAGGTTCCGTGGGGCTTTGTGCCCTACGCTAGCGGCTCGATGGTCGGCGCGCTCCTTGCAGTGCGCCTAAGCCCACCGCCGCGTTAAATCGCCTCGTCTGGCGCCGGGATACGAATACCAAAATCCGTCAACGCCCACGCCCGAATGCGCTCGAGGTAGTCTTCGAACTGCCCTGTCTCCAGCGTGGCGGTTGAGCGAATTCCAAACTCTCGCTTGAGGTCGCGATGTACGTCTGCTGGGGTAGCGCCCCACTCAGTTGACAACACCTGCACTACCACTCCGTGGTAATAATTATTCTGGGAATGACTTCGAATGTCTCGAGGTTCACGCACGATGACAACGACGTCTCGCCCTGCCATCTCCTTGAGGTGTTGGCGATAAAGCGATGGGCGCTTGAATTCCACTACCCCCGCGCTCGTGATGTGGGCGGCGAAGACAGGCGTTGGCATTTACTTGGGCCGCTTTGGTTTGGACTTGAAGTGCTCCACCTGGGCTAATCGCTTCTGCGCAGCGCCCCGTGTCGGGTAGGAGCCAAGGTTCTTTCCCGCTTTCGACACAACGCGGTATCCGCTTTTTGTTTTTCTGATCATAGGTCTCCTCTCGATCGCACCATCCGGTGCTGAATATATGCAACCTGTAGCTGGTGAACAAGGCGTTCTCGCTCTTTCGGATCAAGCGGCACAATGTGAAACGCTTTCGGCTCCCACCCGGATCTCTCTAGTAACGCTTGGTAAGTTTTTAGGCGCTCAAGCGAGAGGTCTTCAGAAATTATCACGTTTCAACACCGCGATCATTGACGGGAATGGGGCGCTTGATTTTGCCCCGTGAAACCGTAGTCGTCCCACAAGAAGCTGGAGCTCTACGCCTGTGCGAGGATGGTGAGACACGCTATCCCAGATGTGCTCATGAAACCACTTGGTGTCCGTGCGTGCTGGCAGTAGAAACACAACGCTACTCGCATTGTTGAGCTCAATCTCTACACGGGCTTTTTTGAGCCACTGTCCCACGACTCGACCGTAAGGAGGGTTGCACCAGACCGATCCATTCCATGGCCTCGCTAATCCGTCGTCGCCCCTGGTGTAATACGTTTCGCACTTTGCGTTCTCCGGGGTCGCGCAGACGTCAAGATCAAAAGCATAGCGTGCGTTCAAGGTCTGAAAAAGATCGTGTGGGGTTTCCCACTCCGTAGTCTCGTGACTAAACACGGCGGTGAGCGAGGATGTCGTCATGGTCACTTCATCGATCGATAGGCTGGGATCGGCACCCCTGTAATGCCTTCGAGGATGGCCCCCATCGACGGAAACGTATCCTGCTCGAAGCAGGCTCGGTAGGTCGCCTGATTCACGACGTCTTGCACGTCTGTCCGTCCCAGCTTCTTCGCCTTCGCTTCGACCAGATGGACAAAGTATTCATGGCTCTGCATTAGGGTGAGATATGCACTGTCTGTGTGGGCATATTTAATCCACCAGTCATAGTCAGGCACGTTACCCATGTCGTCCCTCCCGAATCAGCGCGTCCGTCGCTTCCTGCACCTTGTGGGGGTCGACCTTAAGCCACGCACACCAGAGGTTGAGCTTCTTGTTTGTTGGATCAGAGAGGAATTCCCGTGCAGTCTTCTGAAAATACGCCTGCTGCATCTTACTCACGCCTCCCACCTTGCTGACGTCCTTGACCGCCCGAATGACCACGCTCGTTGCCAGTCGCGCATACCCCGCCCGATCCAGTTTCGGACTGCCATAAACAAGACCCATACGCCTTAACTCCTTTCCCTCGCCCAGGCCACGGCTTCCTCTGCGTCACGTAAGATCACTACGGGGGAGCCAGTCCATCGTGCGATAAAATCTTCCTGGTCCGGCGTGAGCTTTTGACGGGACAAGGATTTGGCTCCATCCTTAACTTCAATAAGGAAAGTCACACCCGAAATCCCGCACAACAGGTCAGGAATGCCCTGACCCTGCCCAGCCAGTGACCGGACGGAGACATGGGGGCCGACTGAGCGTAATGCCTGAATGATCTCACTTTGATTCCGGTCCACTTTCGCTCGATATCTCGGCATCTTCAGACACCAGTTTAAACACATGATCTGGTGTAACAAAGCAATACTCTGAGATCGTGCGACGTCGTTCTCGGCGTTGGCGATTCTCAATCTCCATCCCGAGTTGGGTGCGACATTCACTCACGCGCGTCCGCCACGCGTAGCGCCCACCCAAGCCTTGTAGCACCGAGGCGTCAATCCATGTGTTCGGACGCGCCCGAAAGTAGTCCGCAAGGATGTCGCGAAACGCTGCCGGTGATGGGGTGTTAGGGACAACTGGGGCGTCGCCCTCTGACCCATCTTTTGTGCGCCACTCGCCAAGCTCGTGGTCATAGACTTGTCCCGGTCGCCCAAAGGCGTCGACTGGATTAAACGGAGGCACCTCAACCATCGACAATTGCCCCAGACGACAGATCGAATGCCGCGCCAGCATCAAGTAGAACGTGCCCCCGCGCAATGGCCTCAATGATTGTCCGCGTCGGCCCCCAGGTCTGCCCCGCATACACTTGCGGAAGGCTGTGTTCCCCCACCGCATTCGTGTGGCGTTCCATCCGACCCTTCTCCTGCCAGTCGGCCATCCTCCTGGCGCTTTGCTCAACAAACCCAGCGGCGCCGTCGTAGGTGTGCCCCCCGTGTTCGACGCGGTCGACTGACCGGTTCTGTCCGCCCGTAGGAGTATCAAAGCCTGTCTGAAGCAGGCTGATGACATCACCACTGACCCCGGCGAAATCGTCCACGGGAATCTGTTCCATGGCCCGTTCGTGACAAGCTAACGGGAGGTTTGGAGCGCCAGTGCGCATCGCCCGAAACATATCATTCCGCTTTGGGAGTTCGGACCCCCCGTAGATGTCTCCGATCTCGCGGAACGGGACGGCCATCTGCGACAAGTCGTGCAAGAGCGCGCATGTCTCCATGAGGTGATCAATGAGACGTCCGTGGTTGCGGCTCAGATTCTGAATAAAGAATTCTTGGCTCATGCACCAGAGAATAGGCGCGAAGTCAGCAGCAATTACCTGCTCAAAAACAGCGCGTGCGTGGCGACTATTCGCCTCGCTCCCCAACGCATTAAACGGTTCTTCGTACGTCGCTGATCGCCGACCGGTGTTGGGACAAATAATAATGTGCGTTGTCCCCTCGAGGTCAGGCTGGGCGAGGTAATTGGCGATCTTTTCCTCAGTCCACCCCATCATCCGATGACTTGCAATCCAGTAGGCTGGGTCACCAGGATAGAGCCACGCCGCGCTCGCGGTATGCCAGTCATGGCGCAGACCGTTCGCGACGGGAACTGGATCTTCGATCGGCCCTTCGAGCGTTTCAAAGTCGGGCTCTGGTGAAATGTCGATGTCTGGTTCACAGACTGGAGCGGGAGGCGGCGGGGTGGTGCGTCGAAACAAAGATAAGAACCAACGAAGTAGTCCAAGCATGATGTCCTCCTAAAAACGAGATTTCATTTTACGATCGTCACTGCTTTCTGCAGCCGGTTGTGGATCTGATGGGAGTCGAACTCGGAACAGCTGTTTGCGCACGTCAAAGACAAGCTCGACGCGACCCAAGGGTCCGTTGCGATGCTTGCTGACCTTGATGATGCATCGGTCTGGAAGTTCAGACTCATTAAAGAGATAGGGACGCGTGATCAAAAGAATTCTGTCAGCGTCCTGTTCGAGGTCACCGCTCTCCTTTAGGTCCGAGCTCTGTGGTTCGCCAGATCGATACTCGACTTGGCGGTTTAACTGGCTGAGTGCTAACACGCTGCACTTTAAGTCGTGGGCAATAGCCTTGAGGCCCCGAGATAAAGCGCCGACTTGTTGCACGCGATTTTGAGACGCAGTTCCCGGCGGCGGGGGCAGGAGTTGCACGTAATCCACGATCAGAAGCCCAGGCTGGGCGACCATCGCCCGTCGAAGATCCGCAAGGTTCACCGAGGCGTGATCGTCAATCGTAATCGGCAATGCGCCCAACGTCTCTAGCGACCGAGCGACTGCCGTGTATTCCGTTTGACTGAGCGCACTTTCCCGTAGCGCCCCGAAAGCCACTTTCGCATCGGCGGCCAAACAGCGAAGTGCGAGTGCGTCCTTCGTCATTTCGAGACTCGCGATATAAACGGGGACTTTATGTGCGGCAGCGCGTGCAAGATGCAGCGCCAGCGCCGTCTTTCCGTGCGAAGGTCGACCCGCGAGAATGGTGAATTCACCCGCTCGAAAACCACAGCCTAGTCGGTCCAGTGCCTCGATGCCTGTGGTTGTTACTTCTTCTTTCTCGTCCAGCGCGGCCATCGCGCTCGTGAGGATGTCTCCTAGGCGGTCTCCGGCTGCTCCACGCACCCGTACAGCCCCTCGAATCGACTCAACCATGCGCGAGGCCACAGACTCAGGGGCGTCGTCTGGGAGCGCCTGAATCGCCTCCTGACAGAGCGCCATTAACTTGCGTCGATCGGCATGGTCTGTCACGACCTGTGCGTATGCGGTCACATTGGTGCTCTTGGGGACGCCATCTGTCAAGCCAGAGAGGTAGGCCATCCCCACTGATTCGACGGTGTTGTTCTGTTCGAGAACGTCTTTGATCGTGATGAAGTCAATCGGAGAACGCTTCTTCGCCAGCAAACACATGGTTTGATACACGACCTGGTTCGCTTGTCGAAAGAAGTCGTCGGGCGCCAGCAGGTCGACCACTTCACGAAACGCTGAGGGACGCACTAAGATCGCCCCGAGGACGGCTCTCTCAGCTTCGAGGTCGTGCGGCGTGCTCATGTGGTCGACCCCTGAATCTCGAGGGTCTCCGCGATTTCTGCGGCCTGCGTGAGAAGCGTGGGGATCGTGCGCTGCCCCCCCTTGAGAAACTTGAGCTTGGGATGATCGTTGGGGAGACGGAGGTATTGCGTGATAATCCGCGTCACATCTTCGTTTTGGTATGCCATGCATAATTGCTTGGCCGCATCGAAATCTTTTTCTTCCTGCATTCGGTGTTGCAGGTAGGGCTTCTTGCGTTCAGTCAAGTATTGCGTCTTGTAGGATTCCACGACTTGCCGTGAGCGACTCACGATGTCATCGCTGTTTGGTGGCGCTGCTACATCACTGCGCGATGCCCGCCTCCGCTTCGTCGGCGGATCCGGAAAGGCGCTTTTCGTGCGCTTGTGTAACCCCTGCTGGTGGTCGAAGAAGTTCACCACTTCAACGATCTGTTTCTCCTGCACCTGATACCACACAATCAATCCGGCCTTATGTAGCGCCTGCAAGGCGGAGGCGAAGTCAGTCTCTGGGCGAGTACTCACGGGGAACACACGGTGCTTGATGGTAAACGCGTCCCCCTCTAGGCGCCCGAAATCGTCAGCGTGACTCACGATGAGCACAAACAGTAGTTGAGCAAAGAGACTCTGGTCGGACGAAGACGACGCTCCGTCAACCATCTGGAAGCGGCGGCTACTGCCAAGCGTCTTTGATATCATGCGTCCGCGTGCCATGCAATCTCTCCTTAATAAGGTGGCCCGATGCCCCACCGCTCGGGCCAACACGGCAAGGTGCAACGCCGGGAGGGAAGAAAGCAGAGAACCTCCCGACTCGCATGGGGTTTTCGGCCTTTAGAACGGGATGTCGTCCTCAGTCATCTCCGCGACCTTCGCTCCAGGCGCAGGGCGTGACTCTTCCTCGGGCTTGTAGGGCGGTTCAAGAGTGAGGTTCATGTCCGGAGAACGCTCGTTGAACTTCTCGGCATTCACCCACGCCTTCAAGGTGACCTGTGCTTGATCTGTTGGCACCTTCGAACCGTTGTCCGACAGTAGGACACCTGTTGTTCGCACAGCCTCCTGCAATTGGGCGACGGTGATTTTCCCGGTAAAGTAGATTTTTCCAGTAGACGTTTCCTTCTTCCACAATCCTGAAACTTTCCCGGTTTTACTGTTATCGTGTGGCATTTTCTCTCCTAGCGTTTGAGTAACTTATGTTCTTCTTTCCAGAGGACCAGCGTGCGTGCGGCCATAAAAACGGCGATGTCCGCGACGTCTGAAAACTTTTTGAGACTATATGTGCCACGCTTGGTGATATACACGGCGTAGCGATCGACCAGCGGTTTCGACGTGTGCTGCTTCGCTGCCCCAGAAAGCTGCAAATGCCGAGAGACAAGGTGCGCATAGCAGGCCAGCTGAATGGCGTGATACGGGGCCGTGCTCCCGCTCTTGATATCAAGGACGACCTTAACGCGCGTCTTGCTCTTGGGTGGTTTGATGGTTCCCCACCGGTCGATAGTCCCAGCAATGCGCAGCGCGGGGTCGCTCAATGCAACCTCTATCCCCTGCCACTTTGGCTTGCAGTCCGCGACAAACTTTTTATAGCCCTCCAGGTAGGGGACAATGCCGGGGTCGAGGTCGCTCTCGTCAAGGTCGACGTCGGGGCGATCGTAGTATTCGGTCGCTTGGTGGACAAACGTCCCGCGCTCCGCATATTTAGGCTGAAACCACGTCGTATCAACAAGGCCACTGAGGCTTCCAATCTGCGTTGACGAGAACAGCAACGTGCCCACGTCTGGCTCACCGAGCCAGTAGGTGTGGTCAGACTCACGAAAGACGAGCGGAGACTGCTGCGTGGAATCAGGCATTAGAATAGCTCGTCAGTGATCGGCGGCGTGGGCTGCGACTGCGGCTTCGAAGTGGTTGGTGTCGGGACAACAGCCTTCTTCGCTGATGCCTTTTTCTTTGACAGCTTCTTTGGCTTGGACGTCGGTTTTTTCATGCCGCTGGGGTTGTCATTTGGACTCCTGTTGGCCGACTCCGCATCGTCATCTTCCGGAATTCCGGAGGCTGTTTCTGAGGCTACTTGGCGCGTCATTGAGGCAAGCGCATAGCGCTTTGCATAGGTCGTGGCGCTGCCCACCGCTTGCGGACCAGGCTTATCAGGCTGAATCTGCATCGAACTCTGAATGAATTCTCCGCTCTTGTGGAGCAGTATCGTGGTGACCTCGACCGTGCCATTCGGGCCGCGATCGGGATCAAAGCTGGGACACTGCACGACAGACAGGCCGTTGGCTGCAAACGACTTTCTCATGCCTTCAACGTAGGCAAGGAGATCGCCATACTGTGAGTCGTAGAAGCCGCTCTTCTTCTCAGCCTTGACCGGCATCGTCGCACCCTGCGCCTTGGCGAGGTCTGGGGCCATCTGCTCCAACGTCGGAGAGGTATAAATCAACCCCGCTTTCGTCACCGGCATAAACTCCGGGGGTAGTATCGGAAATGTGTTTGGATCTGTAGGACTGCTTTCTTTGTCAGACATCTTCCCTCCTTAGAGAAGTAATGAGTAAAAGTGACCGAATGTTTGGCAGAGCATCGGTCTACCGCTCTACTCACGGGCGGGGAGGCCCGAGCCAATTCAATTACGAGTAGCTTATACTGCTGGGACTTGGTTGCTCCTTGCGTCGCGCGTGGCGGCACTCAGGCGGAAACAATACCTCAACCCCACACCCAAAGTAGGTGCTGAACACGTAAGCGTTTTCCAAAGTGATAGTCTTGAATCGCTCTCGCACAACATCGCTAATGTATGTTTGCGTCAGGCCCAGGTCTTGGGCAATCGCGGTTTGCGTAACGCCTCCAAGCTCAATGGCCTTCGCCACGCGATTTCGCTTGCTGGGCATCCGACTTAATGTTTGAATGTGTGTTTTAGTCAACATAGTTTTATAACGATAGCATCTCTCTGGCTGTGTGTCAACGTGCATACAATAAGTATGCAGTCACGATATCCATTTCCCCGTACGCATCATCGTGGTGAGATCGTCAAGGCGTCGCGAACCAATCTGGCGCGCCCACTTCGAATCTTTCATTTGCGCGACCGCTTCACCCCAATTCTTGACGGCAATGGCTGCGCGCATTTTTACAAAGCTGTCGATTGACCCCATGTTGAATACCATGGACACAATGACAGCTTGACGGACGGGGTTTAATGTCGAGAACCACTTATACCGCTTGGCCTGCGCCGTCGCTTTCTCGACGTCAGCCTTCAGCAGGAGTCGCGCTTCGTCGCGACTGATCCCCACGCTTGTGAGGTTGCGACCGATGCCAATCGTGAGGAACCCCTCGATCGGGCCGTTACCAGGCGGCTTCCCGGTCGCGTCATCATAGGGCTTCAATCGAAGCCCCTCATGTCGCTCAAGCAGAGCGTAAAGTGTCTTGGCAGTCATGCGTTAGCTGGGAGGGGCATCTGGAAAGGTTTCCTCGATCCAGCGGATTGACACATCGCCGAGATCCCCGTCCCTGTCGACGGTGTGCCACTCGTCAGTAACAAGCTCGGGCGGCTCACGATCTAAGTTTAGTGGCGCGATAATATCGTGCATGTCGGCCCACGCGTAGGTCTGTCTGTTGCCTGCCGTGATGCGCCGGTAAATGGTCTGGTAGTCCTCGTCTACCCAATAGGCCACATGGGGAGAGAGCCGGGGGTCTGGGACTTTCCACATCAATGCACCGTCTTTGGTGTGGCCGGAGAAAAGAGGAGTCCCTTAAGTTCCGCAGTCAATGGAGACGTCGTGTCCCCGACCCGTTCTTCCACGACCTCGTAGAGCACCTTGCGTCGGTCAGCGGGTGTCTTGGTGATAGTTAAGAGGTAAGACATTGCCAAGGCGACAGCCGCAAGGCCAAGCTGTGGGTCGCCTTCGAAATGTTTCTCGAGTTCATTCAATGTGTCGACGGCGCCATGCATCACGACGTCCCACATTTCCTCGTCGCTTTTAGTAAACCCATCGTCATCCACGGATGCTTGCCTCCTGCTTTATAGTAGCCTACTTATGACGACAAGGCCCCTGAATAACCGTGGGCGGAAACTTGTCGACCGGAAAGCTGACGAGGCGATTAAGCCCCAATAGCGGCACCAACCCGAGCGATTCCCCTGTCAATGGGTCACACACGTAACAGCACGGGATATTTCCGCGCGGCACAGCTGCTTCCTGATACACCTGCACCTTGTCTCCATGTGTCGGGACTGGAGCATCGCGATGGAGGTTGAAGTAGACGTCGTGGTAGACGTAGATAGACCCTGGAGCCACTTGCGAGGGAGGCATCTAGTTGTCCCGCCCCAGCGCCGTGCCGCTAGTCGCTCCCGTGTTCCATCCTAGAATCTCGCCCACCCTGCGTCCCTCAGACTCACGAATGCCATCTGCTACCTCGTCGTGCCAGCGAGAGAGCTTCTGGCATCTCTGACTGTCGTTCTTCGCGTCCAGCATCTCGTGAATCTTTAAGTAGACTTCGAGCGCATTGATCTGCCCCTTACACACTGGATTTATTGGGGAATCAACTGGGCCTTCTGCGCCTTCAAGAAGACGCTCTGTGGAAAACTTACTCATGGTCTGCCTCCTTCGTGTGTTTTTTGCCACCGCGCTTTGAGCGTGCGGTATCGCGTCCTCCCCTTTGGGGTATCTCGATAGTGGTCGCACCCGCCCTTGCACCAGCTTGACGGGTTTCCCTCATCTCCCTTCGGCATGTCTTCGTTGCTATCCATTGCCGCTCGACCCGAGCGGTCACCCGTCAGGGTGTGATTCAGTTTTCACAATGGCCGTAGGCAGCGAAAACACCGCCTGAACTGTTCGCCTGGAAACTTCGCCGAATTCAAAGGCATTGGGCCGTTGCGTCCATCCGGCTGGACAGCACCCAGCACATCAAAAGTGAAGACGAGCACATGTCCGAGAACGTCGACATCGGAGCCGCCCAGTAGTAGGCGCATCCATTGGGGTGCAGCCAGACGAGTGGGGCGCTGTGCAGGGGCATCAGATAGTGGGTCATAAACGACCCTGCATCAAACGGATTGTAGTGGGCTTGGCGCCAGTTCGGTGACGCGAGGTCGAAGAGGGGGTCGCTGAAGTCAATCGCAACGTGAGGCAGCGCCTCTCCGCGCACGACGGCGTGAACATTCTTTTGTCCCTCGCGCAAGACCCGCGCACGTCCGGCTTGGCTCACCACAAACGTGACGTCCTTAACCAGCGTGCCAGCCTCACGGGCAATGACGCGCCCATAGGAGGCCCGCTCTCGACTGCGGCCTGACCACTTGACTGCGTGCTTGCCGTGCAAATTGCGATACCAGTCTGTCCTCATGTTGTCCTCTTTCGCCAGATCCCTTTGCCGTGCTCAAGTTCCCAGACCCAGCCTGCGGCCTCGAGTGCCTCTATCTCCTTCTCACGTTGAATCGTGGCGCGCTCAATCGCTCCCTCACGTTCGGCGGCATATTCGTCCGCCATGCGATCAGCGTCTGCGGGTGTGGGGTCAGGGATAGGTTGCGGTTCATCACGCTGGTCCCAGTCCACGCGCACCTCATCTTCGTGTCCGGGAACATCACGGTCGAGCATGTCTAGTTGTCCTCCTCAATCCTGCTGGACTCCAATGCGCCACTCAGGTCGATGGTGTGTGTCGGGTCTTCTTCGTTAATGTCAGACCAAATAATGATCCGTGGTGTGCCGTTGTAAATCTCAATCAGCACCGGCCAGCCATGTCCTGCCGGTGAAGGCATATCGCCCGTGCCTTCTGGTCGCACCAGAACGCATGGGCCTTCATCAGTCTGCCCGTGTGTCACGGTAATAGTCTTCATTCGCTGTCCTCTCTCCGGATCCAGTGGATCTGGTAGTGCGTCAATGTGTCCACAGGAGTCTTTCGCGAAAGCCGAATGCCGTTCTTCTTTGCACACCGTGTGCAGTAGGCCCTCCGCATTCGTCGGTGGCGCTCATACCCCTGACAGCCAGGGGTCGCGCACTGTCCCACCCATGCCGGAGTAGGGGTGTTGATCAGGCCCGAGTCATAGCATCGCTCTCCCGTACACCCAATAGCCTGCGCGGCCTGTTTCCAGACCGCGTCGTGATGATGCCCTCTCCCGACCAGTGCGTGCGCAATCTCATGCAGAAGAGTATCGCGTGCGGCCTCGAGAGGATTCGCGCGCACCAGCGCCCGTGACAGACTGATCACTCGTGAGCGGTAGCTGCAGCACCCGAATCTCACCTTGGCGTTGTCGAAAGCAAACGACCATCCCCGTCGACGGAGTCCGTGCTCTCGCATCAGCGTTGTTGCCAGTTGCTGTACATCACGCAGTGCGGCCATTAGCGACCCTCTCCGTAGTGCGGATAGTCTTCCCACTTAATCTCAAGGTTTTCAAACGGAACGTCGGTGCGCGTCTCGACCACGCAGATAGTGTCGTTGTGTGATCCGCCATGTGGAACCATGAGAATTTCGGTGATGGCGAATCCATACTTTTTCCCAATGCCGCCCGAGTTCCACCCAAAGGACAGCACGGTGCCACCGGGCTTACAGGTGCGTGCAATCGCCACCTTGGCATCGGCGTAGAATTTGGCCTGTGTGTCTTTCCCCGTCGCGGTGCGCCCAAAGCTCTTGTAGCATTCGGACACCTGCCGTGGTGAGTAGGGTGGGTCAAAGAGTATCGTGTCTGCGCTGGCTTCTGGTTGTCGATCCAGAAAGACGCAGGCATCGAGGGTGTAGTCGCACGCCATGTCCGGGTTCAGGTCGTTGGTGATCGTCGCGACCCGTGCGGTATTCGCGAAGGGGTCAAGACTGTGGCCCGACACATGGCGCTCGAGGAGTTCCCGAATTGGCTTCACACTGAACGTGTGATGGTTGGGCATGGCCCATGCACGGGAGATCCGTATCTCTGCTTTTGGTGCGCTCATCTTACTTCCTCCTTACAGAAGTAATGGCTGGCGGAGGGAGGAATCAAACCCCCGACCCTGCGGTGTCACCCGCCACTCGCTGCTACGAGTGCTCGAAGCGTGACCATTGATAGCGCCGGTAGCGAACCGGATACCGCTGGTGTCGACTCCGAGAGTGCTCTCTCGACTGAGCTACTCCGCCACATCTCTACAACTCAAGTGAAGCACTGTCTCGTGAGACGATTACCTCAACTTGAAGGGCCGCCTTTGCACGCCAACTCCCGAGTGGACTGGACTCGGTCGCACTGATGCTGCTGTGCCTTTGTCCGTTCGCCAGAGGGTGTCCTTGCCGTCTTATGCTTAAGCCATCTTCCTAGCAACCACCCTGACTACTTCTCGCTGTCCCTCAACTGTCACCAGTTATATTGGGTGTGCGCGCGCTCCCTTACGGTAATTCGAACTTGCATCTTCTCTACGACTCCGCCCGTGACGTCGACAACGCTCCGGGTTTGGACAATGCTTCGCTCGAGGTGTAGAACTGTTTATTCTGTTGTCAAAGACCATCAACTTAACTACGATCATACACTATGCTTATGTATCTGTCAAGCACGATGCTGATCTGCGATTTCCCTGCATAGCTCGATCAGTTCGGTAATGTAGGGCTTCTCGGACTCGTTCGCTTCTTCGACAAGACGTGTCACCCCATGATCCCGTAGAGCGTCCCGGCACTCGATAAGATCGTTCGCGGTATTCTCGAACCGGCAATAAGACATGTTCGGCATTTCCCCTCCTGGAGTTTCTCTGCTCTCACTCAGGCCACTCGGCGAATGGACTCAGTGAGAGCAGGGAGTGTCTCTCCCTGCCCTCTGCTGCTTTCTTTCCTCCTTTTATACGATGTGTCCGTCTCCGGGGTCCGGGAACTCAAGTGAGGTCAGCCACGGCTCTCGGTCTAATCGAGCAATGCCCTCTTCAATGAGTTCTTTGTTTCTTTTTTCGTTAGTGCATCCCTCTCGCTTGAGGTAGTAGTTGAGCCACCTTTTTGCCTTATCAAGCTGGTTGCTTAGATCCCCCACCTCTTGGCCCTTCCCCGCTGCTGCGACCGCGCTGTCTTCGAATGACTGCCAGAGTTCCTTGTATTCCGGTGTCTCTTCGAGATCACGCACGTAGCATTGGTGGATGTCGTAGACGATGTCCCCATCGAAGGCCAATGACCCATGCATGTCTCTCATGGTATTTCTGGCCTTCTCCGCGCCCATCTTTGTAAAGAATGCTTCGCGATGCACGGTGGTTTTGTTGCCGTGCGCGAGTGTTGCTGTGACGATGAATGTTTGCATGTCCCCTCCTTGAGTATGGTATGTACACTATACAGATCACACGAGGGGTAGTCAAGGGGTTTTTTCTGGGGTAGACTTTTTTTATGAGCGCAGACCTGACGCCCAAGCAAGAGCGGTTTTGTAGGGAATATGTGGTCGACCTGCACATCGGGAAAGCCGCACTGAGGGCTGGATACAGTGTGAATAATGCCGCGCAACAGGGTTCGCGCCTGTTGAAAAAGCCAGCTGCGGCTGCGCTCGTAGCGAAGCTCCACAGGGAGAAAATGCAGCGGTTTAACATCCGCGCAGAGAATGTGTTGAGTGAGTTAGCTCGGATCGCGTTCGGGGATGTCCGGGAACTTCTCGACAATTCCGGGAATCTCCGGGAATTGGCAGACATGTCCGATGATGCTGCGGCGTCTATCGCGAGCTTCGAAGTGGCCGCGAATAGCGACGGGA